CCTGACTTAGTTGTAGCAGGTTCAACACCTTACACAACTTATCTATCCACTCTACAGGCTCTGCAAAGAGTTGCAGATAGTAGATTAGCTGATCTTGGCTTTACTGCGGTCAAATATTTAAATTCCGATGTGGTTTATGACTCAAACTGCGCCGCTAGTCGAATGTACTTCCTCAATACAAATTACTTGAGGTTGGAAACTGCGGCAGGAAGAGACTTTGTTCCAGGAGACGCCAAGGAATCAATCAACCAAGATGCCACTGTAGTGCCGATGTTTTGGAGCGGTAATTTAACCTGCTCAAACAGAAGCTTACAAGGCGTTTTACATACATAGGAGGGCAATATGAGTTATATTCCAGTATTAGGAATTGACCCAACTGAAGTGCATGATTCTGCTGAGTTTTTATTAGGTCAGCATGGCGCAGTGGTTGGCTCTCCAAGTAAAGTCTATAAGTATGTGCAATATGACACCGGTTCAGCAGGTGCAGCAGGAGTAGCAGGCGAAGCTTGTTATTACTATACGTTAGATGGTTACAAGAACAATCAGGTCACTTCTGACTTGTCAGATTCAGTCGAGATTGGAGCAGGCATCTTGCAAGCTGCAATGACTGATGGACAATTCGGATGGATTCAGATTCGAGGTGCAGCCACCATGACTATTGCATTAACTGCGGGTGCCGATGGTGATCCATTAACTCCGACAGGTGCTGCTGATGGTACATTAGATGTCAGTGCTGATGTAACAGATAACGTATGTGCCATCGCAGGTGACATCTCAGATAAGGAAATTGTCTGTACATTTCCAGACTGATAAAGGGGAACGGCTATGAGTATAATTCCAGTATTAGGAATTGATCCAACAAAGACTTTTTCAGACCCATATAAAGATAGTTTTCGCTTGGGTCAGCTTGGAGCAGTTATAGGAGAACCAACTAAGTTATACAAGTATGTCAAAATTTTCAACACAAGTACAACTTGTGAAGCAGGCGATGTTTGCTATTATCATAAATTTTTTGGTGAGTACGCAGGCAATTTTGTAACAACTGATGTATCTTTGTCTATGGAGATAGGTGCAGGCATTGCTCAAGCAACAGCCTCAACAAATGATCATCTTTGGATTCAAATTCGAGGCCCTGCAACTTTGTCAACGGCTTTGACCGCAGGTGCGGATGGTGACCCTTTAACACCTACAGGAGCAGGGGATAAAACTTTAGATGTTGCTGCAAGTGTAACGGATAATATCTGTGCCATAGCTTGTGATGCTTCGGATAAAGAAATCATCTGTATGTTTCCTTATTAAATAAAATTATGAGAGGCAGGGCAACTTGCCTCTTTTACTAACTTTATGGAGTTTAAATTGAGAGTACAGTTTTACAAAAAAATGTTTAATGGTGAGATGCGAGATTTTGCACGAATACCTGTAACAGATACAAGAGATATTTTAGAAACACCTGTCAGAGCAAGTGATATTCAGCGGTTTCCTAAAGAGTGGGCAGAATATCAAAAAAACAAAGACAAAAAACCAACAAAAAAAACAATACATTTACCAGGATTAGCAGAGGATCATAGAATTGAACTTGAACTTAAAGGTATTAAAACACTTAAAGATTTGGCTAGTGCAAAAACTACAGTCTTGCAAAGCATGGGTAATATCTACGTCACTTTGCAGGAAATTGCTAAATTACAAGTCAAAGCAGACGAAAAAGATAAATCCACTTCCAAAAAATCAGAAGAAAAAAAAGAAGAGTAAAAAATGACCATTTTGAGTATGTGCCAGAATGTTGCTGATTTTACAGGTTTTGAAAGACCAACATCTGTCATATCAAACACTGATCCAATAGCAAGACAGCTTTTAGCACTTGCACAGAGAGAAGGTAAGCAGTTGATGCGTGTATCTGATTGGGCAATACTTAAAAAAGAACATACCTTTTCTACATCAAATGGTACAGCCGCTTATGCACTGCCAAGTGATTTTGACAGGCTTGTATTAGAAACATCATACAACAGATCAGACAATGATATACTCACTGGCCCTATAAGCAGTGCAGAATATCAGCTAGTCAATCATGGTATGGCTACCACAGGAACAACAGAAAAGTTTAGACTGAAAGCTGCATCAAATGCTTTGAAGTTTGAATTAGACCCTACACCATCATCAACACAGACTATAGGCTTTGAATATGTATCAAACCAGTTCTGTCAGTCATCTGGTGGGAGTGGGCAGGCTGCGTGGACAGCAGATACAGATACAGGCATACTCGATGAAACAACAATGGAAATGGGCATCACTTGGCGTTTTAAGGCTGCTCATGGGTTAGATTTTGCAGAGGATTTTAGGCAGTATCAGTTAGAAGTAAGACAGGCTGTAGCAAGAAACGGCTCATCACCAGTGTTACAGTTAGATGATGCAAGAAAACTAATTGTAGGGCCATATCAATCTGATGGTAATTACGGCATTAGTTAATGTTGCAACCAGTTTCAACAGCTAATAGATTTAAGGTAAAATCTACATCAGTTCCTGCGCCTGTAGGTGGATTAAACAGTCGTGACTCTGTAGATAATATGCCGCCTCTTGATGCAATAACATTGACTAATATGTTTCCCACAGTGGGCAAGATAACTCTTAGAGATGGCTTTACTTCATTCTGTACTGGTATTGGATCAGGAGATGTTGAAACACTGGTTGAACATAATGCAGGAAGTAACAGACAGCTATTAGCAGTTGGTTCAGATGGTGTTTTATATCAAATCAATACTGGAACTGCTGTATCAAAGAAAACAGGTTTATCAAACGGCAGGTTTCAGACAGCAGCATTTAATGGCAGAACATTATTTGTCAATGGTACTGATACACCTTTTGCATGGGATGGTTCATCAGCGTCAAACCTCTCAATAACATTATCAGACAGTACAAGTGCAGATAGTCTCAAAGGTGTTCATGTACATAAAAACAGAGTTTATTATTTTAGAGGTGATGAGCAAAAGTTTTATTATTCAGCTACAGTAGACACTTTTCAGGGCAACTTTACAGTTTTTAATTTAGGTCTTGTTGATGATATTGGCGGGAACCTTATCCAGATCAAAACGCTCACAATAGATGGTGGTGAGGGTACAGATGATCTAATAGCATTTATCATGGATTCAGGTATTGTACTTGTTTACTCAGGTGACAATCCTAGTTCTGGCTTTTCATTGAATGGTTCATTTAGAATTGCAGAGCCTGTCAATGAAATTAGAGGTTCAGCAAAGTTTGGTGGTGATGTAGCTGTCATAACATCAGAAGGTGTTGTTGCACTTTCAAAGGTATTTAACAGAGATAGAATAGGAACACAGGCTGCCGCACTATCTGAAAAGATACGAGGCGATATTATTGCACAAGTTAAAGAGACAAGGACATCAACAGGGTGGCAAATATTTATTGATCCTAAAGGCGATAAAATATTTATAAATTTTCCTACAGGAAATTCTACAGACCCATTTAATCAGTTTGTTTTTAATCCTATTATCAACGCCTGGTGTTTGTTTCAAAACATACCTGCAAGGGTTTGGGGTCAATTTAACAATGATGTTTTCTTTGGAGGTGCATCTGGTACAGTTTTTAAGATAACTGGCAGCGCTGATGGTACAGATGCGATTATAGGTGACATAGCAACCTCATTTAATTATTTTGGTGATAGAGGGAGTCTCAAAAAGTTTTCTTCAGTAGCACCAATGTTAGAAGGTGTTGTGAGTAATATAAGCTTTTCATTTGGTGTTGCTGTTGACCATGAACCAACAACCTTGCTTGATCTTACACCTGCACAATTCACAACTGATTTAGCATCATGGGATGAGGCAGAGTGGGATGAAGAACATTGGGCAGATGCTGAAGGCAGTGCCATAACGCAAAGACGCAAAGTTACAAACAAGATGGGCAGATCAATTTCATTAAGATTAAAAATATCATCTAGTACACAGGCAATCAGTTTTGTCAGTGCTAATTATCACATATTACCAGGAGGGCCGATTTAATGCCGTTTTCATCAGGAACATTCTCAAGAGTGCATAGTTGGGCATCAGACAGAGATGCAGGGATTAAGATATCTGCAAGCAGGACTGATGCAGAGTTTGATGGTATCGCTACTGGTTTAACAACCTGTATACTCAAAGACGGAACACAGACACTTACAGCCATGATACCTTTTACATTGGGATTGAGTGTACCAACAGATAAAAAAATACAGCTTCGAGACAGTGGTATATTTATAAATTCATCAACTGATGGACAACTAGATATTGTAGCAGACACAGAATTAGAACTTACCGCACCAACTGTTGATATAGCAGCTTCAACTGCTGTAACTATAGCAACTCCTTCACTAATTATTACTGATAACACAACCGATGAACCGATTGTGCAGATTAAAAATACCCATAACGGCACAACAGCAGGTGAGTTGCGGTTTGTTATGGACAAAGGTGCAGCAGGTGCGGATGGAGATGATCTTGGCACAATATCATTCTTTGGTGATGACTCAGGACAAAACCAGACAGCCTTTGCGAAAATAGTTGGTGAAGTATCAGAAGCTGATGACACTGACGAAGCAGGCAAACTTTCTTTCTTTGTTGCAGAAAGTGATGGAACAAATACAGCATTGACAGCAGGGTTAGTGCTTGAAGGTGAACACGCTACAGATGGCGAAGTTGATGTAACAATTGGTGCAGGCATAGCATCTACAACTTCAGTTGCAGGTGTTTTAAATGTAGCAGGAGGAGCAGTATTCAATGAAGATAGTGCAGATGTAGACTTTAGAGTTGAATCAAATGGAAACACTCATGCTTTGTTTGTAGATGGTGAAAATGATGCTGTTTTGATTGGGGGTTCTGATGTAAGTGTTGCTGTTACAGATGAAGCAGATAATTTAATTGTTGGAAATTTAACTGATGCTGTTACAGGAATAACAATAGCAACTTCTTCGTCTGGGTATAGTAGTATTAACTTTAGTGATGCTAATAGTGGTAATGGTAGAATAGCAGGTTATATTGCATATGACCAAAATGCTGATGAATTTGTTTTTGGTGGCAAGGGAAGTGGTCAAACTCTTTTAAAAATTGATGATAATGGAAAAATAACTCAATTTAATGTTGATTCAGCAAACAATTTTGCAATGAATGTTTTTCACGATGGAAATAACGCAAATCGAAAAGGTATGGCTATTAGATGCGGCACTGATGATGGTTCTGGAACTAATGTTGCAATATCTTTTAATAATGGTTCTGATTCAGGACAAGGAAATATTACGTTTACAAGTGGCACTGTTTCTTATGGTGCTTTTACTGCTCACCACGAAATATCTTTACCAAATGCAGACAAAACAGATGGTTACGATTATGGAACTTTAGTTGAAATAGATGAAATATATTATTGTAAAAATAAAGATGGTTCTTCACAAGAGAGAGGTATTCGCTATCTTGTAAAAAAATCTAGTAGTGCATATTCAAAAAAAGTATTAGGAGCATATTGTGGTGATATGCCTGAACAAGCAGATGAAGACGGAACATATAAAGATAATCTTCATCAAGCTGCAGTATTAGGTGATGGTCACATAATTTGTAATGGAGAGAAAGGTAACATTTCTGTTGGTGATGGAATAACTACAAGTTCAACATCAGGTGTTGGAATGAAAGCAGATAAACTTTGTATGATTGTTGGAATTGCACAGGAGGATGTTACATTTTCTAGTACAAGTGAAACTAAATTAATTCCTGTTCAATATGGTGTAAGACAATTTACAGCTTGGACAGATTAGGAAATATTATGAGCAAAATAACAATAGATAATGTAGAATATAAACTTGATGAATTATCTGACAAAGCTAGATCATATGCTGAACATTGCCATGATTTACAGACTAAAATTATTAACGCACAGAAAGATTTAGAGCAGTTAGTTACAGCAAAGAATACATATTACAATGCCCTTAAACAGGAACTTGAAACACCACAAGCGGCTGAGTAATGGCAAGAAAGTCTGTGCAAACTGTTGATAGTGATTTGAAGTCACATGAAAGAGAATGTGAAGTACGTTATCAGTCTATTTTGTCACAGCTAGAAAAAATGGATAAACGAATTTTTAGAATGGAAGGGCTTATATTAGCAAGCACAGTTACTGTCTTCGGCAGTGCTGCAAGTTTGTTCGCAATACTTCTAAATTAATTAGAAAGGTGAACAAATGCTTGTCGAATTGGCAGCTATCAATGCAGCTATTGGTACAATTAAGACAACCATAGCACATGGACATGATCTATCTAAAGCAGCAAGTTCTATTGCAAAATTTGTAACTGTTGAAGAAGATATCAGGGAAAGAGCAAACGCAAAAAAGAACAGTATGTTCAGTAAGCTTCTGGGCAAAGATACTGGGGATTTCGAGGAGTTTATGCACCTTGAAGAAATAGCACAGAAGAAGGAGGAGCTTCGCGAGATTTTGCAGTTATATGGCAGACCAGGTATGTACAGTGATTGGCTAAAATACCAGTCTGAGGCCAGAAAAAAAAGACAGCAGGCAAAGATAGAACAGAAAGAAGCTTTTGATCGTCTTATACGTAACATAATGATTTCAATATTAGTCATTGTAATTGTTGGTGGTTTACTGACTGTCGCATGGTTTGCTTACTTTTTAAAAGGACAGCAATGATACAATTATTATTAAACAGAGATGACTATGTAGCTGCATGGCTACAGTCAAAGATACCTGACATAAGTTTTTTTGATTGCAAAGCTATAGGAATTATTAAAAATCAGAAACTTATAGCAGGAGTTGCATATCATAATTTAAGAGATGGGCAGATAGAAGCAAGCATAGCAATAACAGACAAGAACTGGTGTAATAGAAAAATACTATACGCTTTGTTTGCTTATCCATTTGTACAATGCAACTGCCACAGAATTTTGGTTACTGTCAAAGATGGTAACAAACAATCTATCAAGTTAGCAGAGAAGCTAGGCTTTCAAAAGGAAGGTACATTGAGACAAATGTTTCCACCAGATGATGCTGTTTTACTTGGTATGTTAAGAAAAGAATGTAAATGGTTGAAAATAAAGGGAAATAATTATGGGAAAGTCAAGACCATCAGCACCGCCAGTGCCTGATCCTAACCAGTTAATAGCTGCTGATGCGGCACAGAATAGGATTACACAGTTTACGCCTTATGGTAATCTGCTATTTGGCAGTGTAGGAGATCAAGGACAGTTTGTACAAGGGCAAGTTCCAGAGGGTGGTACTGCTGCTGCATTTACTCAGGAGACACCTTTTCAAAGTAATTTAAGAGCATTACAGGAAAACTTAGGAATAGGATTAGCTACTGAAGCAGGACAGCAATTTGATCAGTTAGCGGCACAAACACCATTTGATTTTACACAAGGTCTACCAGAGTTTCAGTTTCAAGATGCAACTAATCTGCCTGAATTACCAACTGACTTTGAAGATACTAGACGGCAGGTAACGAAATCTGTTTTTGACAGACAGTTGGGATTATTACAGCCTGAGTTTACAAGACAAAGAGAAGACCTTGCACAGAACCTTGCTAATCGTGGTATTCCGATTGGATCAGAAGCCTATAACCAGGCAACAAACAGATTGGACACACAACAGTCTGAACAGACACAAAGGCTCGCACAGGCAGCCGATGTTGCAGGAGGTGCAGAAGCTTCAAGAACATTTGGTATGACACTGCAAGCAAGAAATCAGGCTATAGCTGATCAGTTAAGAGCAAATGAACTAAACAACATGGCAAGATCGGCACAGCTAAATGAACGTATTGGATTAAGAGGACAGCAGTTTAACGAACTGGCGGCCTTGTTAGGTGGCCCACAAATAGTGCAACCGACATTCTTTGCTCCAAGTGCAGTGAATACATTAGGTGCAAATCAGTTGGCACAAGGTGCAGCAGCTAATGCATTTAACCAGGGCATGGCTAATTATGGTTCTGCTCAAGGTGGTTTGTTTGATCTGGCAGGGGCATTAGGCTCTGCATACATTTTAAGTTGAGGTAAAAAATGACAACAGCATTAAATTTTCCACAATTTAGATTTGGTAAACCAGAACTAGATACACTTTACAATCAAGGCAAAATAGGGCCATCAAGATACATGGCTTTGGCAGGTAATGGTTTTAGAACAGACCCAAGCCAACAGTCTGATTTAGCACAAAGGCTAATGGATAGTATCCAGTCACAAAATGCTAAAATGGCCTCAATGGCTAATTATGGCTCTGGAATAATGAGAAACACAAACATGATGCCCCCAGGTCAGTTTCATAGATTAGACCCAAGAAATCAAAGTATGAATATAACACCAGTAGCTAATACTGCCACAACACAGGCACAACCTATGGCACAAGGGCAAGGGCCATCATTTAGATTTCAAGACCTTAATCGTGCTTTTCAGCTAGACCCAAGAAACACACTTGCTAATACCTTAATGCAACAAGGTGCTAGGGGAACTCCTATAAGAACACCATTAGAGGGTATAGGACGGCTTTCTCAAAGCTTAGTAGGTGCGATGCTACAGAAGAGGGCATTAGATAGATTAGAAGGGCAGGAGACAACCAGACAGGAAAACTTAACTACAGCGTTACAAAATCTTAATTTACAAAATAATCCTGCTTTGGCGGCATTAGCAAACATTGATCCAATGGCTGCATTGACGGCAGGAGTTGCACAAGAGGCAGCATTGCAACAAATAGGTGCTAAAGCACAACTAGAAAAAACTACTAACTTAACAACAGAAGTAGCAAATCTATTAGGTTTAGACACTTCACGAGGTCAGAGATATCAACAAAAAGCAAATGGTGATTTAATTCTTGTAAATCAAGGTCAAGCACCAAAGCCATTAGGCACATCATTTCAAGCGTTAGCAGGGCAAGAAATATTAAAATTATATAATTTAGGAGATAATAGAACAGTTCAACAAACGCAAACGATGAATTTTTTAAATGAGCAACTTAAAGAACCTAAAATATTTACAACAACAGATCAAAATAATAATCCAGTAACAGTTAGAACTCCTGGATTTGATGCACTTAATTTTTTACAAGGTGGGCAAACAAGTGCAACTACAGATGGATTACAAAAACAAGATGGTCAAACTGCAACTGTTAATCAATCACAACAACAGGATGGTCAGCAAACTAACCTAGAGGTTCTTGGTACAAAGGTTCAAAAACTTACACAGCAAGAAGCAAGTTATGTTTCTGATTATGCAAGTGCCGCTGCAGATTTACAAACAGTTATAGATATTATGTTTAAAGGTGATTTATATGGTGGTGACTATAATAAAATAGTTTCAGTAGCAGCAGGAAACGAACTTGGAAGAGCCATTGCAGGTAGTGAAGCACAGATACTTAATGATGCATTACTTAATCTTATTGATTTAAGATTAAGAGATCGAACAGGTGCAACAGCAAATCAAGAAGAAGTTGAGTTGTATAAGAACCAAGTATTTCCAAAAATTACAACAAGAGATGACACACAAAGAGATAGAATTGCAAGATTAATTAGAGAAATAAATTCTGGATTTAGCGAGTTTTCTAAAGGTAGAGATTTAGGAAATATAAAGCAAATTAAATTACCAGAGAAAGCAAAAGCATCACAAAATAATTCAATAAATATAACTTTACCAGGAACAGGTTGATGGAACTTAATTTTAAAAATATGCAAGGCTCACCGTTTGCTGTCAGAAGAGCCGTTGGGCAAGCACCACCTGAAAAAAAATTAGAGGTGCTAAAACAGTTTTATCCTGAATCTTATACAGCAGAAGAAATGTTTGATTCTAACCCACAAATCAAAGAAAGTTTGGGTGTTTCATTAGATGATGTTGGAAGAGATAATTTCTTTTACGTTGATAATGGTAAACTTGAAATATATAACAAGCCTGGTTTTTTTAGAGGTGAGTTTCCATTTTTTACAGGCGTAGATACAGGCGATATTATGGAAAGTGGTAGAGATGTAACTTCTGCTGCAGGTGGTATTGCAGGAGGGCTAGCTGCCGCAGTAGCAGGACAAGCAGGGCCACAAGCTTTAACTCCAGAAGAGATATACACTGTACCTGCAGGGGCAGCTTTAGGTTCTGAAATGTTTGCAAGAGCCTATGATGTAGCTGTAGACATAACTTCAGGTGTAAATATTCCAAACAGAGGGTTTGTTGATGAAACAAAAAGATCAGCAAAAAATATAGCCATTGAATTTGCTGCAGGCAAACTTGGTGATATTGGTATGGATGGAATTAGAAACGTTTTCAAATATGGTGGTGAAATGGTTTCTGGTATAAAGCCTGGTCAACTTCTAAATGATTTTTATACACTTGGTATTGAACCAACTTTTGGTTTATTGAGTAATAGAAGGTCTTTGGCAAACATAGAAGAGGTTTTGCTTGGAAATCCATTAGCTGCTGATGCAATAATAAAACAAAGGAATACTGTTTTAGATTCCTTAAAAAATGCCTCAGAAAGAATAACAAGAAAATTTGGTTCTGCTGCTGAAAGTAAAGAAGAAGCAGGATTTTTAATTAAAAGTGCAGTTGCAGATGCAAGAGAAAATTTTATACAAAGGCAGAATGTTCTTTATGGAGCAGCCTATGATGCGGCAGGTGATGTTTCTAGTGATTTAACAAATTTAAAACAATTAAAAGATTTGCTTAGTGAACAAGTAAAACTTGCACCATCTACTTTGGGAAAAAATATAAAACCTGCTATAAATCAAATAAATGCAATACTTAGAGATGCTAATGCAAATAATAACGCTTTGCCACTAGATGTATTAAGAGGTATTAGGACACAGATAGGGAAAAATTTAGGGCCAATAAAAGGTAAAGTAAGAGTTGCAAAGCAAGGTGATGAATTTTTATCATCTATTTATGCAGCTTTAACAAAAGACATGAATAGTGCTGTTAGTAAATCTAATAATTCACAAGCACTTTCTTTGCTTACAAAAGCAGATAGATACACAAAGCTAAATAATAATTTAAACGTAAGAAAAGTTTTTGATGAAGTTGACAAAAGAAAACTAGGATCACAGGTTTTTGATTTTGCAATACAAGGAAGCGATGCAGGTGCAACAAGAATAACCTCAATTCTTCGGAATCTTAATGCAGAGCAAAGAGGTGCTTTATCAGCTACTGTTTTAGGCAGAATGGGATATAAAAATGGACAAGACTTTTCAGCAGCAACATTTTTGACTAATTGGAAAAAACTAAATCCAAAAGCCAAGCAGGCATTATTTGGTGCAAATAAATATAATGAAATGACAAAAGAACTAAATTCTCTTGTAAGGATATTAGATGTAGCTGTTGAAAAAGGGAAAGCAGAAAATGTATCCAAAACTGCTACAATTATGCAAACTTTAGGCACAATGACTTCTTTAATGACTGCAGGAGGTTTGATAACCTATGGTGCTTTTAGTGGGCAACCTGCAGCTACAGCGGCAGGAACTGCAACAGCAACTATTGCAATGACTCCTGTAGCTATATCAACATTAATTACAAGTCCTAAATTTATAAGATGGATGAAAGGTACGGCACAAGCAACTGCAAAAAATCCTAACCAGTTAGCAGTTCAATTAGCAAGATTAGGAGTGATTGCAGAGAGAGATAGCGAACTTGCTCCTGCCATAAATGAATATATGAACAATATGATTGTGACACTTACATTGCCAAAGCCACAGGATAATCAACAAGAGCAATAATCATGGACATGGAAAAACTAAGACAGCAACTCATCATTGATGAGGGTGTAAAGTATGAAGTGTATCTTGAT